GATGGAACTCAGAAAGTTCCTGTCGGCGTAGCTCATGACGGTGGTATATGGGATACTACCCATTATACATCCGATAATGGTACACCCACAGTTGTAGGTAATTTTGCAGCTATAGAAGCTGGAGATTTGCTTTATGTTCATAAAGGAGATGCCGGTTCAACTTGGACTGGTGGCCTTTTGACCAGTGTCATCGCTCAAGATCACGCCACTGTTTCGTATCCAACATTTAGTACAGCCGGTGGTACCGCTCCTTTGGGCGCGGCAGCCATGGTAATCAAGGGTGTGAGCGCAGCCAAAGCTTTCTCTACCTTTAGTAATCAAACACTTTACCCAATTCGCATTAAGCTATTGGTGTAAATTTTTGTAAAATTTTAATAGGCTGACAAAAAATTAGGCCGCTGAAAATTGTAAGGAGGAACAATAATGGATCGTAACGATATGCAAAAATTGTTCATGGAGACTGCTAACATCGATACACCTGAAGGCGCAGCTGCTTTCAAGGAGTTCGCTCAAGCTATCACTACTCCAATCCTGCAAAAAATTGAGCTAGAATCCATCATGCGTCAGTTATTTAATGTAGAGAGACTGGGCCCTGGTGCCCAAGCTGTTTACCCAGTAGCTGATGATTTTGAAATTCCAGTATGGGTTCTGCCAGGATTGGGTTATTTGGCACAGAACTTCATCGAAGGTGTGGGTGAAGAAGTAGTCGTTCCGACCTTCTCCATCAATGCTTCCGCTGATTGGAAGCTTTCCTACGCAAGGGAAGGTCGTATTGATATCGCAGCCCGTGCAGCTAACAGAGTAGCCAAAGACTTGGCTAATTACGAAGAAGAGTGTGGTTGGAAGGTTATCGTTCCTGCCGCAACTTCTGGATTCGCAGGAAAGGGCCTCTTAGGTCCTCGATCTGCTCCTATTTATGAAGTGCCCGCCGCATCAGTTGGCGCTGGCTACCTCTCCAAGGAGCTTATCAATAAAATGATGATCGGTTTTAAAAGGTTAGGTCGTAGACTTACTCATCTCTACATCTCTCCTGAAGATGCCGCTGACATTCGTGAGTGGACTGACACCGATATCGATCCTGTAACTCGAAGAGAAATCTTCCAGGCAGCTGGTATGGGAACAATTTGGGGCGTCCAACTTGTTGAAGTACAGCATCTTGGTGCAACTGGCCTTTACAACCTGAATGACGAAGATTCAGGATACGGTAAGTTCTTGTTGGATAATAGTGACACGTATAATGCGTACACCGCAACCAACCCGAATTTAACCGATGCTAATGGCGAAATTGACACTCTTGGTGAGACTCAGGTCTACGGTTTCGATCTCGTAACCGACAATACCCTCGTAATGCCTATCAAAAAGGAATACGAGGCTCATGACGACCCAACTCTCCACAGACACCAGAAAGCTGGTTTCTACGGTTGGCAAGAGCAAGGATTTGCTTGCCTCGATAGCCGTATGTTAGCAATGGGCGTAATTGATCGCTCACTATAATAAGAATGAATGGAAGGGATAGGGGAGGCGGGGCTGATTGCCTCCCCCTACCCAACATTTAAGGTAAAAAAATATGAGCATTTGGGACTTGGTCTTATTAGTAATAGCGACTGAAGCTGCTACAGGTATACTTAGTAAGGGCGACATTTTTTATTCGTTCAGGAAGTGGCTTCATAGGAAATGGAAGTGGCTACATGGGCTAATAGACTGTCCTTATTGCACTTCTATATGGGTCGCTTCTTGTTTGGTTTTACTATACTACCTATCTCTGATGCTCTCGTTTTATGTAGCGTTTAAGTTTGTCCTATACGGTCTTGTAATTCATCGACTTTCAAATATATTACATTTCGTAATAGACAGGATAGATCCGCACCGTATAGATTTGGAAAAGGGTTTCGATGACATAATGGAAAAGGAGGAATAACTAATGAATGGTTATATAAGAAATAAATCAGGTAGACCTTTGTACGCTTTAAAAAGACATATTCTGCCCGGCAAAGAAGTTCCTCTGGCCGAGCTTTATAAAGAATATGGCGAGAAACATGATATAGAAAGAGGAAAGCCTTTTGCAGATTGGCTAAGACAAGTGAAACTTCCTAATGATCAAATTTGGGAGATTCGATATGAGGATTCTCCAAAAGAGGAGAATAAGGTAACCGTTACTGCTCAGATTACACAGGTAGTAGATGGTGACGAGACTGAAAGCGAAGAGAAAAAAGAAGGCCTTAGTAATGAGGAAAAAGCAAAATCAGCAAGACCACATGTGAAGAAAGAGTGGGAAGTTGAAGATGTGGTTTCTTTAACAGTTTCAAAGGCCAGAGAAGAAATACCTAAAATAAGAGATAAGAAATTATTATCCTGGGCTCTTAATGTAGCAAGACAGAGACCAAACAAGGAAACGATATGTAGAATTTTGGAAAAAAGGATTGATGAATTGAGAGTATCAATGCGATAAGGAGAAATAAATGGTAATCCTGCATCGATTTAGGAGAACAATTGTAGGTGAATCTTTAACTGATCAGTGTGATGATTTTACACAGATTTTTATAACGAGCTACAATTTTAATCCTAATAAAATACGGGTTTACATAAATGGACAAAGGTTGGCTAAGGATGTGGATTTTGAAGTAACAGACAGTGATGAGTTTAGGGTAATTCATTACGCTCCTAGATCTTATTTTATATTGCTTGTAGATTATGAAAGAGCCTAAATAAGGAGGAAAAATAAATGTCACGAAGTTTACTTAGCCAATTAGAACAGTTAGCTGGCAGCGGAACATATGACGATTTAGTTGCCGGTCTTAATACTGGCTCTGTAGCAGAGCCTGCCGATTCTACAATTTCTGGATCTGTCGAATATGACCTTAATCTTTTAAGAAGTCATTTAAGAGAGATCAAGAATTTGTCGTCTGATTGGTATGCTGGTTTACCTACCTATGCAGCAGCCGTTGATGGTTCTACTATTTCCGGCTCGCTTATTAATATTGTAACTCCTACCCATGGAACCGGTAATGTATTAGATGCTAAAAGTGTGCTCCTTCCTATAGACGCCGATAATTCAGGTGCCGGTTTTGCTATTGTTGCTACCGACACTGGATTCCTGTACACAACTTCAACCCAATATGCTACAGCAGCAGACCGTAGAGGTCTGCCTATTTTTGCTTCTACTGGTACCTATTATGATGAGGGTGCAGGTGACGCAGTCGTGCGTATTGATTTGTTAGATTTGAGTACTGGTAATGAATTTAACGGATCTAACGGAGAAGTGGTTTTTGGTAAATTCCACGACGGTGCCGATAATGGTGGCACTGGTGATGGTGTGGACGCTTGGGTAGAATTTTACACTGTGTCCGGAACCTATACTTGGGCCGGTGGAGATCCTTCTGATATTACTATGGTTTATCCTCAGAGAAAAATCATGTCCGAGATGAACGAGGAAGATTGGTTCAGGACAGACTTTGTAAGTGGTTTTGAGGGTGACGTAGAACTTATTGAAGATATCGAGAACCTGTGGAACTTTACAGGTGCTGGTAACGATATTACTGATCCTACCTGGACTAATACCACAGCCTATTATCTGCTTGATGCCAACCCAACCGATTTAGAAGCAGCTATTAATGATGTTAACGATGGCGTTGGTGACAGAGATTATACTGTTGGTAATTATTATCCTCTGCTCAGCGACGGAGCTACGGTCTCAACTTCTTTAGAGGAGTTGAATTTAGCTATTGGTGATAGAGATTATACCGATAGTTTATATTTGACCGATGGCGAATCAATCACCGCTTCGTTGGATGCTTTGAATATCCAGATGGCAACCATATCTGGCGCAGCACTCGGCCCAGAGAAATATGTCGAGACGCTTTCATCTGCTATTACTAAAGATACGCTGCACGGATTACCATATGGTATAACATATGTGCCGAATTCATCCGACTCACAGCCCGGACAGAATATGGACGTTTATGTCGACGGTCAGCTTTTGGCAGCAGACTTTGCTACTTTAGGCAACAACGATTATGCAGAGACAAGTGCATCAGGTATTACACCACACTTTACTGTAAGAAATGGTGCAAATATTACTTATGTAGTCAGACTTTAATTCATATAGGGGGAGCTAAGCTCCCCCCCCCAAAATTAAATATAAACAAAAGGAGAGGCGTATGTTATTAGAGGACGCAGCAATGCGG